CCCTGCGTACCTGTAGGACCAGTTGCACCAGTATTAGTCGCATCACCGGCCGGTCCAGTATAACCGGTATAACCTATAATACCTGTAGGACCAGTTGCACCAGTATTAGTCGCATCACCGGCCGGTCCAGTATAACCGGTATAACCTATAATACCTGTAGGACCGGTTTGACCCAAATAATAAGGTAAATCGTTCCAACCACGTACGCCATCACCCAATTTAACACGAAGCGTATCTAATTCTAATCCAAACTCACCTTGTGCTAGCAGAGTATTATCGGCAGTCCATTCTGCGGCTGTACCTCGCCGCAATTGAAACTGAACAAACGGCATTCCCTACATAGACTGTACGATATTTAAGCGAATTGGAAACGCTCGGTCGATTTATTCAACGTCGCCGCAATCGAAGCCGTATTGAAACATCGCTATTAGTGCCGCGTTTCCTCCACTAAAAGGTACTTGCGGACCTGTAGCACCCGTAGGACCACGAATGCCTATATAACCCATTGCGCCCATTGGACCTAATGTTCCCTGCGGGCCTACATTCGTTAATTCTTGTAAATTGAGAGTGAATGTATCAGATGTAGATATAGTTCCATGTACATTTACAATATTGCCGATTGTCATAAAACCGGTTGATGAATCGTACGCTAAAACCGTACCTTGAAAGTTGTTTGTATATGTTTCAGCACTACTAACATAAACCGGAGTACCATTAATATACGCTAGACCGACCCACGTTTCTAACATAGCTATATGGTTGGTCATGTCGAAACTAGAAACGGTAGCGAGCGAACTATATTTCTTGATTGTTGGGCCGGTGGGTCCTATCGGTCCTGTCGCACCTGCTGTAAAGGTCGACGGTATTGGTACCGGTGGTGCGGCCGAAAGTGTTAATCTAAGAGTTTTTGTAACGGGTTCTTGTTGTTGCTGTTGCTGTTGCTGCTGTCGCGGTATATACGGTATAGGATTACTATAAACAGTTCTAAAGTTATTGAGCAACGTGACGGTTGTCCTGCTCATCCTATAAATTCGTGTTGGTTTAAAAAAATCGCCGTTTTATTGACTAAATGGAGTCGTTAGATAATCTCAATTCTCTCTTACAAAAGGTTCAGGGCGGACCTTACCTTTCCATCGAACAAATCGCCAATGTTGCGAGTAAAGTAAAACTCTGCCTCAACATGATAGTCAAAAACGAAAGTCGCATTATTGAACGCCTTATGGAATCGGTTGTCGGTATTATTGATTCCTATTGTATTTGCGATACCGGTAGTACTGACAATACCATCCAAATAATTCGTAATTACATGTCGGCACACGGAAAAATCGGCGAAGTGTATGAAGAACCGTTCAAAAATTTCGGTTACAATCGCACACACGCACTTGAACGGGCCGCTCGCTGGGCAGAATACGCTCTTCTTCTTGATGCCGATATGAAACTGACTATTGGAAGTGACTTCTTGGCTGCTAATTTGAAGGCCGATGTCTATACCATTCTTCAACGTAACGGCTCATTGGATTATTTCAATACTCGTATTGTTCGTACCGGCATCGGCGTCAAATGCGTCGGACCTACTCACGAATATTACGATATTCCAAGCGGCAAAGTTACCGAACAACTCCAATCCCTCGTCATTGAAGATATAGGCGACGGTGGTGCCAAATCCGATAAGTTCGAACGCGATGTTCGCCTTTTGAAACAGGGACTCGAAGAGGAACCAGGAAACGTCCGTTATATGTTCTACTTGGCGAACAGTTACCGCGATCTTGGCCGACATAAAGAGGCAGTTGAATGGTACAAAAAGCGATTTGAAGCCGGCGGATGGATTGAAGAAGTGTTCTACGCCGCATTTGAACTCGGTAATATGTACAAAGTACTCGGTGACGAGCCAAATGCCATCTATTGGTGGATGGAAGCGTACAATCATCACCCAAAACGTGCCGAATCGCTCTACGAAATCGCAAAACACTATCGTATTGTAGGCAAGCAGAAAATCGGACAAGTGTTCTGTGATGTAGCACGTGCGATTCCCTACCCCAAAGACGATGTTCTCTTCATAAAATCTGATGTGTACAACTATTTGCTGGATTACGAACACAGTATATTAGCATTCTATAGCGGCGCTAAGATAGACCACTATAAATACTTAGATCTCGTCGGATACGACTACAATAAAATCAACGTACTCTCCAATTATGCGTTTTACGTCAAGAAACTCACGAAGATGGAAGGAGTTCGTACTTGGGATTTCGGCGGCGAAGTGGATAAAGTGATAGACGGCTGGGATGACTCATATATCAGTAGCAGTCCATGTATAATTCCTTGGAAAGACAACGGATATCTCCTCAACGTCCGCTACGTTAACTATCGCATTCTCGGACATGGCGGCTACGACTTCAAAAACACCATGGGCAAAATAACAACACTCAATAAAACCTACGTATTAGGGGCCGATATGTCGGTGCTCTGCGAAAACTGGATTGACCAAGTGGAACGTCCTCATTTACGCTATCAAGGCGTTGAAGATGTAAAGATGTTTCAACATGGCGACGAACTTTTGTTTTTAGGAAGCGTTGAAGATCCTGATAATGGCTCAATTCGTGTCGGTCATGGAACTTACACTCTTGACAAAGATTGTTTAGTTTCCAAACCTTTCCAAAGCCCAACCGGTCGTTCCTGCGAAAAGAATTGGTGCTACTTCCATGACGCTAACGACGAACTTCGTGTTATGTACGACTGGTCGCCACTCACGGTCGGCAAAGTGGTCGGTGATGAACTTGAACTTCTAACAAAAGACTCGGCGGTGCCAAAATTTTTCCGTGATTTACGCGGGTCGTCTCACGGTATGCGCGTAGGCGACGAAATATGGTTCCTCTGCCATATTGCCAACTACACCACTCCACGCACCTACTATCATTTGCTCGTAGTGCTGGACGCCGGCTCACTGAAACTAAAACGCCATTCCATATTATTCAAATTCGCAGATGAATCCATCGAATATGCACTCGGATTGATTGTTGAGAAGGACCGAATACTCATCTCATTCAGCCGATATGACCGCACCTCCGCCGTTCTTGAAATGCCACGAGACTTAATGGAACGCGAACTCTTTCCATCCTCCAACATAAAGCTGTGGTAGGTGTGATGGGATAGGATGTCTGACGAAGTTGTAACATTTGTAACTGCTCTTTATCTACCTTCTGGACCAACATTCAAGAAGATAGATAAATATTTTGAACTGTTTGAACGACTCGCTAGTACCGGTATTCTGCTTGTCGTCTTTTTGGACTCTCGATTGCGCGAACGCGGAGAGATGCTTCGTTACCGATTTCCTAACATTATGCGTATTGAATACGGAGTTTTGGATAGGGGTTCTACTGTGAGAGATGTTATCTTGCCATCGGTGCGTAATTACGAAAAAGACACCGCCGATTATATGTATATCCAATTGACTAAACTTCGACTGATGTCTCAAGTTGCGCTTGAAATGGACGATGGCGGAAAAATCGCATGGATAGACTTCGGCATCTATCATATGTTCCGTGACTATTCGCAATGTGATAAGCTCCTTCGGCGAATTGCCGTTGGCGACTTTACGTGCGATCGCATCATTTCTCCTGGCTATACAAACTTCATTGATGGGTATTATTTTGAGAATATTTGTTGGAAACATTGCGGTTCTTTGCTAATCGGTAATGCTGACTTATTTATCAAGGCGTATATGAGACAAACCGAGTTGGTTGGTGAGAACATGCCTCGGTTGACGTGGGAAGTGAATTATTGGGCGATGATGGACGAACATTTTGAAATCTACAAAGCGAATCATAACGAACTGATTTTAGAACGACTTGTTGATATAAAGGGACTCCACTAATTTTCACCAATGACAGTTACATTTGTAACCGCATTATATTTGCCCTCTGGGCCTATGTTCAGAGATATTGACGCCTATTTTGAGCATTTTGAACGACTCGCAGAAACCGGCGTACCCTTAATAGTCTATCTTGATTTTCGTTTGACCGATCGTGGTTCTGGACTAATGGGGCGTTTTCCTAACATCCTTCGTATTGAATATGTTGAACTAGATAAATCGTGGGTGCCTGAAACTATTTATCTACCGCATCAACGAAATCCTAACAAAGACACTATTGATTATTTTTGTATTCAGTTATCGAAACTTCATCTATTGGCTAAGTCTAGTGGTTATGTTGATAGTAGTCATCTCGCTTGGATAGACTTCGGCATCTTCCATATTTTCAAGAATCCTGCTGCTGTTAGCGACTGTTTGCGACTCATTGCCGCTAGTGAGTTTCCAACAAATAAGATAATCGCACCTGGCTGTTGGCCTATTGGACACTACAACGTATGGAACGCCATTTGTTGGCGATTCTGTGGCGGTTTCTTGCTTGGCGCTGCTCGACTATTTGAGGCCGCTGCCGCTCGACAACACTCGCTCGTATTAGGAAATATGCCTGGACTCACTTGGGAAGTGAATTACTGGGCGATGATGGAAGAATACTTTATAAACTTCCGTGCCGACCACAACGATACAATAATAACCGGCGTTAAGCAGTTTATCCTTGGATTCTAACAAAATTGAATGATGTCGCGTGTGGTTGATAAAAATCATTCCCCTAGTTATATAAAATGATCGCTCTTCTTATCTCCACCCTCGCCTTCTCTGCCAGTGGCAATTATTACAATAACAGCATCCGAACAATGCGTGATGACTTAGCACCATACGTTTCATACGCCGCTATTGCCGCACCACCTGTTGTCCCTGCTGTTCCTGTTGTTTCCGTTGGCAAGATTGTATCACTCAAACTTCCTAAAAAATCGCTTCGTCAACAATTCGTAGGTGCCGCCGAATCTTGCTCTACCGCCGCCGATCTTGCCAAAAACTTCGTTGTCAGTATTGATAACGATGCTCCAGCAAAAGGTGAAAACGTAACTACCGTGTTTGACTTTGACTTAGACGCACCTATCACCGGTGGAACCGCCTACTACTCTGCAACTCTCAACGGCCTCGGACCATTCACCAGCACTGCCGCTCTCTGTGAAGAAACCGCAAAAACCAACGACCCATGCCCTCTCGCCGCCGGCCATCATCACGAAGTCAGTTCAGCCGCCAACACAGTCACTGGTAAAATCGTAACAACCATCACTTGGGAAGACGAATCTGGCGCACAAATCTTATGCGCCAAAATTACGGTCAAATCCAGTTAATTTGTTTTGATGATTAGATAGATGACTACTCAAAAACCATTGAAATTTATTCATATTGCCAAAAATGCTGGAATGAGTATTGAAGCGATAGGTAAAGAGCACGGTCTGCAATGGGGAGGAAAAGATCCAGAGTATAGAATACCTGGCTCATCTAGATCTGCTCCTCATTTAGTACCTAGTTTGTTATCACCCGATTATTTGTCAAAATACGATTTTTTTATGGTTGTTCGCAATCCATATAAACGAGTATTATCCCAAATATTATTTACCAATCGCGTTTTTACAGCAGGTCATTTGAACAGTTGTGTAAAAATCATTAAAGATAAAATAAGAGAGGATGGAGGTATTCATACCGAACAGTATAAATACGCCGTTCCAGGCGTACACATCGTTCACTTTGAAAATTTAGAAACAGAATTCAACGCATTGATGGTTCAATATGGGCTTCCTGCGCGTCTAACAAAGCATATCAATAAATCAATGAATATTAAAAATCTTACTGTCAAAGACTTCAACGCCGAATCAATTCAAATAATTCAGGAACTTTATAAAAAAGACTTTGAAACATTCGGATATTCGCTTGATGTTCCTAGTAATTAATAATACCGATACTTCGTCACAGTAATGATGGAGCATTTTTCGTCCACTGTCGTCAGCATCTGTCCTACGCCTTCAATGCCCACCTTTTTACTATCAAAGAACTTAATATTCTCAATATTAAGTTGAAGATAGCGTTTTTTACCAACTCCAACAAATAACATCACCTTCTTCGCCTTTTTGTGTC